TGCTGTTCTACGACGCGACGCTGCGTAAAGAGCGTCGTGATCGCCGGGCACGCGTCAAGGATATGGCGGCCGCTCATGTCGGCGGTAAAGCAGCCAGTGAATACATCGCGCACTTGAAGGATTGAATTACCCGCATGGCCGTCCAAGATTACGAGTTGTTACTGCGCGTCCGGGCGGACCTGATGGAGGCCGTCAAGGGCATGGACGGCCTTTCAACCAGCATCGGCGGCGCCAAGGCCGCCAGCGATGCCGTGGGCGAAAGCGCGGATCAGGCCAGCGCCCGCATCCAGAAGATGGTGCAGGCCACCAGCCAGCAGGTGCAGGTGCAGGAGTCGGCGCGATCGCAGGCCGAGCGTGCGGCAGAAACCGCGCGTAACACCATCAAGAACTATGACGATCAGGCCGCTGCGGCAAAGCGTGCCAGCGATGCGCTGGCGTCTTACCGTTCGCGCATGGCCACCAGCGCTGGCACCGGTGGTGCGGCTGCCGGCATTGCTGCCGAACGCATGGAAATGGCGAAGCTCGCCGAGCAGATCGACCCGACCCTAAAGGCGCTGGCCAAGCTCGACGCGCAAGAGCAATCGCTAAACGCCATGCGCAAGGCTGGCGTGGTTGGCATCGACGATTACACCCGCTTTAAGTCCGTGATCGACCAGAACCGTGTGGCCATCACTGGTGCCGGCACGGCCATGCACACGTTCAACTTCAACACGTCGCAGACGCGCATCGAAATGGGGCGGTTGATCAAGGATCTGTCGACCGGTCAGTGGGACCGGCTCGGGCAGACCAGCATGACACTGGCCAGCCAAGCCGGCCTGATGTCGGTGTTATTTAGTCCGCTGGGCCTAGCCATCGGCGCGGTGGTCGGCTCGCTCGGTGCGTTCGTCCTGGCGGCCGAGCAGGTGGCCACGGAAAACGACAAGCTCAACCAGTCGATTGCGGCCACCGGCAACTATGCCGGCACCACCACCGGACAGATCGACAAGCTGGCCAGCGGCATCACCACTGCCAATGGCAGCATCAGCACCTCGCGTGCCGTACTCAACCAACTGGTGGCCAGCGGCAAGGTCGGCAGTCAAGCATTGGGTGCGATGGGGCAGGCGGCGGTGGACATGGCTGCGCTCACCGGGCAGAGCGCGGACAAGGCTACGGCCGAAGTGCTCACCCTGTTTGACGGCACTGCCGCCAGTGCGATCAAGGCAAACGAGCAATACCATTTCCTCACCACCAGCATCTATGACCAGATCAAGGCGCTGGAGGAAGAAGGCGACACGCAGGCCGCCATGGACGTGGCGGCCGAGGCATTCCACCGTGCCGCGCAAGAACGCATCGAGCAGATGGATGCCCAGCTGTCCGGGCTGGCAGCGATGTGGGACAAGGTAAAAAAGTCGGCCGGCGGTGCGTGGGAGCAAATGAAAACCGGCGCGTCGTTGATGCTGGGCACCGCCGACGATCAGACCACGTTGTACGCGATGCTCGGCAAAAAAATGACCGCGCAGGAGGGTGGCACCAACAACGTCGGTGGCGTGCTTGCCAGCATCGGTGGTGCAGGGTCGGGGCTGACGCCGCTGCTCAACACGGCCTTGTCTAAGGTGCCGGGCACGCGAGCGACGTGGAGCGATAGCGACGAGGCCGAGCTAAAGGCGCTGCAGGCCAAGATCGACAAGGCCCAGCAGGATGCGGACGATGCGGCCACGCGCAACCAGCTCAACGACAAAGCCGTCACCGCGGATGCGGGCCTCGATCGCTTGGCGACCAGCGTCGACAAGGCGTATGCCAAAAAGGAAAAGATCAAGGAACTCAATAAATACTTTGAGGATCTGTGGGCCGGTGCCGATCCGAACAACGCCAAGCTCAACGGCGTGCAGCGCATCGTCGGTGCCGATGGGAGCGCCAGTTTCACCGGCGGTCTGTACGACACGCTCATGGCCGATATCGACAAGAAACCCAAGGCCAAGAGCGACGCCGCACAACAGAAAGCGGCGGCAGCGGCGCAGGCCAATCTGATCAAGCTGCTGGGCGACGAACAGGGCGCGCTCGATCCGGTGGCCAAGGTGTGGGCCACGTACAACGACGAAGTGACCAAGGCCAACGATCTGGCGGCCAAGGCCAAGACCGCCAAGGGCGCCGACGTCGTGGCGATCAATGCACAACGCGATGCGCTGATCCAGCTCTATGGCGCTGTCCGCGATGCCGCGCTGGACACCATCGCGAACAAGGATCGCGAGGCATTCGTCAAGCTGCGCGACAGTCTGAAAGACGTCAACGGTGTGGACTTCGGCAAAGCGCTCGCGCAGCTCAAGCAACTGAACGACGAGCTGAAAAAGGGCACGATCACTGCGCAGGAATACAAAGACACCACCGCGCAGGTGCTCAACCAGAACCTGCCCAAGCTGCCTGAGTACAAGGGCGTGGATGCCAGTGTCGGCGGCCCGTTCGGCGAGCTGGACAAGCTCGATGTGCAGCACAAGGCGCTGGAGGATGCTTATAAAAAGCAGCTCGATATATTGGACAAGTGGCACGCCGCCACACTCAATTCGGATCAGGCATTCGCCGACAAAGAGCAGGCCCTAGCCACGGCGCACGCCACCGAGCTGATGAAGATCGACAGCGCCCGTCAGCAGGTGATGATGCTGGGCATCACCAGCTCGCTGGATGCCGCCGCCGATGCGATCAAGCAAGGCTATGGCGAGCAGAGCAAGGCATACCGAGCCGCGTTTGCGCTGAGCAAGTCCGCAGCGATCGCGCAGGCCAGCGTCAACATGTACATGGATATCAGCCAAGCCGCTGCCAAGGGCTGGCCGCAGAACATTCCACTGATCGCGCAGGCGTTCGCCGAGGGCGTCGGCATCATCGGCAACATCCGCGCGGTGTCGGCCGGTTACAGCGACGGCGGCTACACCGGCCAAGGTGGCAAGTATGAGCCGGCCGGCACCGTGCACCGCGGCGAGTTTGTGAACCGGCAGGAAGTGGTCAAGCAGCCTGGTGCGCGCACGTTCCTCGAGGACTTCAACAAGCGCGGCATGGCGGCGGTGTACGACCGCACACATGCCGGCTTTGCCGATGGCGGTTACGTCGACGCCGGTATGACTTTCCCCACGGGCTTTGCGGCCCGCAACGACCCGAGTTTCGACATGAACCATAAAAGCAGCGGGCAGGGCGGCGGTGCTGGCCGCAACCTGCGCCTGATCACGACGCTGGACCCCCATGCCATCAGCGACCACCTCAACAGCAGTGAGGGCGAGCAGGTCATCCTCCAGGTGCTCGGCCGCAATAAAACCACTCTCAAAACCCTAGTGAATCACTGATGGCCTACGACGTCGGATTCGTGGACAACAAGGGCAGCGAGGGCATCGCGCACTGGCAGATGCTGCTCAAGCTCAAGACCTTCGCCGAGGCGAATGGCTGGACCACGCTGCGCTATCTCAACCCCACGCCGTATTCCGATCCCACCGTCAGGCGCGAGCTGATCCTGCAAGGGTCTGGCCTGTCCGGTACGGATCAGATCTTCATCGGCTTTCGCGCCTATCAGGACGTGAGCGCGGATTACTACAACCTCAGCGTTGCCGGCTTCACCGGCTACGTGTCGGGCAATGCCTTCACGGCGCAGCCGGGCTATTTCGAGAGCGGCGTCCCTGCGCACAACAACCGCATCGACTATTGGTTGGTAGTGAACGCGCAGCGCATCGCGTTCGGGCTCAAGGTCGGCACGCCGGTCTACGAGCATGGCTATGCCGGCAAGTTTCTGCCCTACGCCGCCCCCAGCCAGTACCCCTATCCGCTGGTAGTAGGCGGGATGCTCAATGGCATACCGGCCACGCGCTTCAGCGAGACCTCGCACAGCATGTACGCCAAGGGCGCGCGCGCCAACTGCGCCATGCGGTTTGTCGATGGTGTCTGGAAAACCATCGAATGCTGGCCCTGGGGTGGTTACGGCTACAACGCGAACTTTTTGACCGGCGGGTCGCAGATCCGCGACACCGGCGGCAGCTATGTGCTGTTGCCGGTGCTTCTCAACGATGCCGGCCCGAACATTTACGGCGAGCTGGATGGCATCTATCAGATCAGTGGTTTCAACAACGCCACGGAAAACACGCTGACCATTGCCGGCAAGAATTACGTCGTGCTGCAGGACGTGGCGCGCACCAGCTTTGCCGACTATCTCGCACTGGAGTTGAGCTGATGGCCTATCAGGCAGGCGCCGCCACCAGCGTCGCCGACTTGCTGTCGGCATTGCAGGCCTTTTGCATGTCAAACGGCTGGACATTGCGCGGCAACGTGCTCAGCCGCGGCGCCTGCTACACCAGCGTGCAGGTGGCATCGGATGTCATCGCCATGCTGGGCGGCACGGGCATCGATGGGTCCAACAACCTCACCGGGCCGGGACCGCAAACCACGCAGTTCGCATCGCCCGTGAGCGGTCGGCCATTCGTGTATCCGGTCACCTATTTTTTCCACGCACTGGGCGATGAGGTATATGCCATCGCGCATTGGGGTGTCGATGCGTACACCTACCTCGGCTTCGGTTGCAGCCCGGTAGCCGGCTTGCCTGGTACGGGTGGCTGGTACTGCTCGAGCTACTGGGGCAATCCCGTGGGGAACCTCAACATGAATGGTGACTGGTATCAGGGGGCATCGGTCACCTACAACGGCGTCAACGGCACCGGCTTTTTCTGGTGCCCCAGCTATGCGACGCCGGGGAACGGCTATGTCCATCACGGCTTGGATGGTGGTACCTGGTCAGCGTCATCCGGCGATTCCAGTGGGTCTCCTGGACTGAGTGCCAAAGCGGCCGCGACCGCCGGTCCCTTGTTGTTTCGACAGCCCAACCAGTGGAACGGCGAATCGCTGCTGGTGCCGGTGCAGGTCTACATCGATCGCACGTCCAGCAAGATGTCACTGATCGCGTCCATGGCCCATATCCGCTATGTGGTCATCGCGAATCTGCAACCGGAGGACATCATCACGCTGGGCAGCGACAGATGGCGCGTGTACCCGTTTTTCCGCAAGGGTGCCGCCTTTGCGCCGGCTGGCCAGGACACGGGCTATCTGGGCATGGCCATCCGATACGACGGGCCATAGCCATGAGCGTGTTGAGCGGATCGATCGCGCAGTCGTTGCTCGGTGGTGGCATCAATCCCTTGCTGTCGACGGCGCTGCACGGTTTTGACGTGGACTACTGGCCGACCCATGCGGCCGCCATCGGCGCCGTTCCGGTCGGTGTGCCGGCGATGCATTTGCCCATCGCGGCCAACCCGCGTTCGATAGCCGCATCCCGCGCGACCAGCTATTTGCTGGATTACTACAACCGCGTGCAGATCCGCCCGGCGACCATCGCGCTAGGCAATCTGGTAAGCACGCAGACGCGCACGGTCTCGGTGTGGAATGCGTGGCTGGATCGCTCCGTCACCGTCACCGACGTGCTCAGTGACAGCGCCAGCGCCATCGTGGTCAGCGGGCAGGGCAAGCCGCCACTGGTGATGTTGCCGCTGCAGGAGCTGACGTGGCAGCTGAGCATCGGCGTGGCGGGTGCAGCCACACTCGATACCACCGTGCAATGGTTGTTTGCCGGCGATCCGTCGCTCGGCGTGCGCATCACCGGCCAGCGCGTCACGGCGTGGACGTTCGCGCCGAATTGGGACAACGGCATTACCGAGCGGCTGGAGTGGTTGACGCTGGTGGAGCGCGGTACCAATGGCAATGAAACCAGCACGCCACTGCGCGAAACACCGCGCCGCAGCTGGGAGTTTGTGCCAGTGGTGGAGGGCGTCAACCGCCAGCGCATGGAATCGATGCTGTACGACGCCAGCGCACGCACGTGGGCGGTGCCGGTGTGGGCCGAGATCAATGTGCTGTCGGCGGGCCTGGCGCTCGGCGTGCTGAGCATTCCGGTTGCCACGGCCGGTTTGGACTTCCACAAGGGCGGTCTGGCCATCTTGATGACCGACGCGCGCACCTACGAGACGGTGGAGATCGACAGCGTGACCACCGGCGCCATCAACCTGGTGCGCGCCACGCTCAATGCATGGCATGCAGGCACCCAGTTGTATCCGGCTCGTACCGCGCGGCTGGATGACTATCCGACGCTCAATCGTTACACCACGCGGCTGATCGACACCACGGTGCGCTTTATCAGCATGGACGCCAACGACTACACCGCCACCATGCCGGCAGCGCGCTACCTCGGCACGCCGGTGTTGGAGGACCGCCCCGAGTGGAGCGAGAACCCGACCATGCAATACGGCCGCGACGTGGAGCTGATCGACGGCAAGACCGGCGGCGTGCTGATCGACGATATCAGCGGCACGCCGTGGCCAATCCAGTCGCACCGCTGGCAGGTCTACGGCCGTGTAGCGCATGACGCGCTGCGCCAGCTGCTGTACGCGCTGGCGGGCAAGGTCGGCCGTGTGTGGCTGCCCACCTGGCAGGATGATTTCTACCCGGCTGCCGATGCCGCCGGCAGCACGATGGACGTGACGAACGGTGGGTATACCG